AATCCTCCATCTATTACCGCTGGCGTGTCTCTCACTGCTGCGCGAGTAAGTGCCGCAAACACGCTGACTATTACATTCTGCAATCCTACTGCCGGCTCATTAACACCTGCGGCAGGATCTTATGCGATCAATGTAATGCGTCCAGAAGGACAAACACCCGCATCAATAATCAGCGACTAAAGGAGCCATCTTTATGGTGATGAGAATTACAACCCCTTCTGTTGCTGTATCTGCGAGTACGTCTTCAGCTAGCGCAGCATTGCCGAATTCATCTGGCGCTTATATTAGAGCCACAAATGCGAGTACAACCTCTGGTGCTTATGTAAACGCGGGTGGAAGTGGTGTGACTGCTACTAATGCCAATGTGATGCTCGCTCCCTTTCAATCAATAATATTGCAGCGAGATCCAAACACTGAAACGCATGTTGCTGCTTTATTAATTTCAGGTAATGCGATTGTTTCATTTACTCCATGCGGTAAGGATTACGATTAATGAGTACAGCTCGCCAAATTATTACGCGATCACTCCAGAAAATAGGGGCTATCGTTAAAAGCGAAGCTCCTTCTGGCGATGAATTGCAAGATGGTTTGGCAGAGCTCAATTCATTGCTCGCCACGTGGTCGAATGAGGAGTTATTGATTTATGCACGCAAAAGAGAAGCCCCTTTCGCACTTACCGGCGCAGTCCTTAGCTACACGATAGGAACAGGCGGAGATATCAACATAACGCGCCCTACTAGAATCGTTGCGGCATATGTGAGTAATGGCGGCATTGATTACGAAATGAAAATAATCGATGATGAGGCATACAGCTTAATCACATATAAAACAATTACGGGGATTCCTGAATTTCTTAATTTCAGCAATGGTTTTCCATTGGCTACCATTAAATTGTATCCTTCGCCTTCTGCCGCCTATCCTTTAAGTTTACTTACAGAAATTCCTTTAACTTCGATTGCGTCTATTGACGATGTTCTTTCTTTGCCTCCCGGTTTTGAGGGGGCATTAACAAGCAATCTTGCAATCCGTCTGGCCCCAGAATACGGGCAGCCAGTTTCCGCGGACCTTAGGCTAGAAGCAAAAGAAACTTTAGGGGCACTACGCGTAAAAATAGCAGTGATCAGAGGAGTTGATTACGTTCCGCGGCGTATAGCTATAAGAAATATCTTCAGCAGTTGGAGATATTAAATGCCTAAAATAGGGATCGTCGGCCAATCCTATCAGATGCGCTCATTGCCGTTTGATGCACAACGATGCATAAATCTTTATCCCGTACTTGATAAGAATGGTTCAGAGGTGGCCTCTCTTTATGGGACGCCGGGCCTTTCTTTGTTTGCGATGTGTGGAACGGGACCTATTAGAGGGGAACTGTCTACAAGCAAGGGACGTGCTTTCGCTGTTTCTGGCGGCGAATTTTATGAAATAAATAGTGATGGCACATCAACATTAAGGGGCGTTATAACCACATCTTCTGGTGCGGTTACGCTCGCGGAAAATGGTGTTCAAGTTGCGTTGTGTGATGGTGTTTCATTATATATCTTTACGTATCTTACAAACACTTTTCTCAAAGTAACCGATCCGGATCTTCCTTCTCCTAAAAACGTAATGTTTGTCGATGGATATTTTGTTGTGATAAAAAACAACAGCGGAAGTTTTTATATTTCCGGGTTGTATGATGGGAATACATGGAATTCATTAGATTTTGCCAGTGCGGAATCAAGCCCTGATTTGCTATCTTGTGCGTGCACTATTGGGGGACAGCTAGCGTTATATGGCTATAATACGCTAGAAATATGGAGAAATACTGGAGATAATACATTCCCATTCAGTAGAATATCGGGTGCAACTCCAGTAGGCACCGTTTCCCCTTTTACCGTTGTCACTGTTGATCAATCAGTTTTATGGGTTGGTAATAATCTGCAAGGAACGGGTATTGTATATCAAGCGCAAGGTTTCACGCCTGTTAGAATATCTACAGAAGCAATTGAATTACGGTTACAACAAGAACCTTACCCTGGATCATTGCGTGCTTGGACATATCAGCAAGAAGGGCATGTTTTCTATGTAATAACCGGTGGTAGCTTAGAGACGTCTCTAGTTTATGATCTTACGACAAAGATGTGGCATGAAAGATCTTTTCTCGAATCTACTGGTGCGCTTTCGCAACATCTTGGCGCCTGCTCGATGTATGCCTTTGATAAACAGTTGGTAGGAGATAGAGTGGAAGGTAAAATATACACTCTTTCTCAAGATATATATTCAGACAATGGCTCGCCGATACAAAGAAAACGCGTTTATACGCATTTAATTAATGAGCTTAATTATATTCGTCTTAAAGAATTGCAAATAGGTTTTGAAGTAGGCGTAGGTACAACGTCCGGAACCGGCAGTGATCCAATGTGCTCCTTAAGAATTAGTAAAGATGGCGGTAAAACTTACGGCTCCTTTTATAATGCCAGTATTGGAAAAATAGGAAGATATAATCAGCAAGTAAAATTCCGACGTCTTGGAATAATGCAACGTAATACCTTTGAGTTGACAATTAGCTCTCCTGTGAAAATTGCGATTACGGGGAGCTATGTTAATTCATGAGCAACGCCGTACTTCCCCCGACTACTGAATCAATCATTGATAATAATAGATTTCCTACATTGCCTTGGCTTTCGTTTTTTGAGGGCTTATTGTCTGGAGATACGGGGACAATATGGACACCCACTTTTGTGAATTTAACAGAAGTAGGAACGGCGACGAAAACAGGAATATATTATAGACTAAGTCAAAAAATAGTGTATTTTGCAATTAATATTGTTCCCGGCACGAGCACAAGCGCAACTGCTGGCTCCACTTATTGCAATAATTTTCCTATTACTATCAGAAATGCCGGAGCTTCCTGCTCCATAATTGGCTCTTCTGCTGCTCTTGCAGGCGTTACGGCTTCAGATAAACGCATTTACACAGGGACATGGGTAGCTTCCACGTCCACGATTGTTTTAGCGGGTATTCTTGAGGTCTAACCATGTTGTCAAAAGATTCATTCACAGATCAAATGAATATGGCCCCAGAAGATATGGGGCGTCATACTGATTCTGTTATTGCACACCTTAGTTTAGGCGAAATTGTCGTTCCGCGTGCCCTTCTTGAAGATCCTCAAGTAACAGAGTTATTGCAGCAAATATTTTCTGCCGCATCTTTAGACATTCGCGAGTTTACCGTTGGCGACCAAGCAAATAAAATAAACCCCGAAACAGGCTATCCTGAATTTTTCAGCCTTGGTAAAATATTCAAGTCTTTAGCGCCGATAGCATTACCAATTTTAGGTAGCTTAGTCGCGCCGGGAATTGGAACTGCATTAGGAAGTAGTTTGTCTGCTGGTGCACTTGGTGGAATTGGTGGTGGCCTAGGTGGTGCTTTGGGTGGTTCACTTGGTGGAGGTGGCGCAAAAGGTGCGTTGCTCGGTGGTGCGCTTGGTGGTGCAGGCGGATATTTAGCAAACGGTGGTTTATCTAGTATATTTGGAGGACTGGGCGGCATGAGTGGGAACTCTGCGGCAGGGGGGACAGGTGCTTTATCTGGTGGATTGTTAGGTAGTGGGGCGCGTTCTGGCGGAATAGCTGGTAGTGCACCTTCCACAGGTATTTTGGGCTCAATATTTGGTGGTGGTTCAAGCTTCTCGCCATTGGGTGCAGCGACAGCTCTTGCAGGTGGAGCGCTTAAGACCAGCGCACAAGATAGAGCTTTGAAAAAACTTCTTGCTGGCAACCAGCAACAGCTATCTAACCTTGAAACTTTTGACCCTTCTAACATTACAAATGATGCGGGATATAAATTTAACCTTGAACAAGGACAGCAAGGTCTGGACAGAGCAGCAGCGGCACGCGGAAGCTTTTATTCTGGCGGAGCTCTAAAAGATGCTGCACAATATAATCAAAATTTTGCAAATAATTATCTTAAAGATGCATACGGTAGATGGTCCGATAAGGTGGGCGCACAAAATAGTATATACGGCAACACCGCCAATACAGAGGCAGCCGGTACGCTGGCTAATTCTAATACCGCTGCCGATACGATAGCAGGTGTCTTCGGGCAAACTGACGAACAAAGACTTGCGTCTATGCTTCGTAAAAGAGGGCTGGCAGGAATTTATGGTGGGGGTATGTAATGGCCGGAGCAGATTACAATATTCTTAATAGTTTTAAAAGTATCGATGATTATCGTAAGGCTAATGAAGAGTTTCAGGCAAAACGATTGCTTATGGCTGCGCAAACATCTCGTTATATGGACCCTCGCGCAGATAAAAGCTCTCTCCCTGCTGTTATACAAATAGCAAATGAATACCAAAAAGCGCGCGATTCAGGAGATATGCAGCGGGTTAAGGACATTGAGACATTCGCAAAAGTTTATGACAAAGGGGTCGCCTCTGATCAATACGGTGCGCTTTCTCCTTTGCCTAACTACGCTAATTCTGTGTCTTCTATTTCTGGCGCTAAATCTGGTGCAGAAGAGCAAGCAAAGAAGGATGTACAGCTTTCTTACAATCCGCGAATATTAGAAGCGGAAAACAAAGTAAAAGCAAGGACCGAACCAACCATAGAAGGGAACAAAGAAAAAGCAAAGGTATTTGCCAAGTCTCAAGCAGATGCAGGGACAAGATTATCTGATGAATTGGCAAGCTCAGAAATAATTTTGAATTCTCTTGATAAGATGATTGGAAATGAGAAAAAAGGAATACCCAGGCATACTGGGTTTAATAATGCAGTAGGTGTTCTAAATTCAAAACTTCCAACTTTTAGAAATGAAACAGCAGATTTTGAGAATCTTTTAAAACAGGCCCAAGGAGGTGCTTTCTTAGAGGCCTATAATAAACTACGCGGTGGCGGTGCCATCACGGAACAAGAAGGAGTAAAGGCCACACAAGCATATGCACGCTTGCAAACTGCGGCGAGTAAGGAGG